TGACCCGTGCAGCCACTTCAGGCCATTCGTTTGGATTGTTCTCATGCCAGCATTTGAAGTCGCTCGGCATGAGCGGCGTAAGAGCGTCGTGCCATTGCTTGATGCGCATATGCTGCTCCGCTAGTCGCTCCGCTGCTTCAGCGACTGCCGCGTTGGCCGCGCCATCCTCGGATTGAATATCCTGAGACAATATCCGCATGGCTGCGATCAGTGTTTCGGTTGAGCTTCTCACGGCTTGGCCTCCTTAGCTTCCTTCCAGTCACGCGCTAAGATTGTATCGCAATAAATCTCCATCTTATCGCCCACCTCCTCCAGCCGCTTGATGCGCTCCTTCATCTCACGCACCACAGCCACTCCCTGCTCGACATCATCGGTTCCTAGTAGTTCTCGAAACTCCTCGCGGATCTTGTAATTCTGATCAGCCTGTCGTCGCGCCGTGTCGCGCTCTGCGATGAGTAGATGGATGCGCTCGTTGCCCGCGTTGAGTTCGCGTTCGAGTTGGCGGGAGAACTCAGATTGAACCAAAGCATCTCGCAGTGAATCTCCAGCGAGTATTGCAAACCGAGTGCATGGTTTGCCGTTGATCTGCTCATCCGTCCTCGGTGTATCGCCGATCATTTTCGTGGCGTCAGGAATATGATCGCTCATTTGACCCCCCTCGCTTTGAGCATCGCGTCGGCCATTGCGTATGCATCTTTGGCAGCTTTATTCCATGCATCTTTGCCTTCGTAATAGCCAACATCGATTGATTGTCCTGCTAGATTCCCTTGCAAAGCCGCCGCCGCGAAGTAGTCGCGAAGGGTCATTCCAATGCTCAAACATTCGACCGGAAACGCCGGTCCTCCGTCGTTGATTCGTTGCTCGCTCATTTCAGTCCCTCCGCCAGCATCGCGTGCTCCAGGATGAGCACCGCATCCGCGGTCTTCAGTGTGATGTTGAGGCTAGGCTGCCGCTGCTGCGCCAAACCCTTCAGGTGGGCCTTCCAGCGCGTTCCATGGGTCTTGCTGGTGCCTGCCCCAATCGTCTTCTGCCAGCGCTGTGGCGGCACCTCAATGCACCTGGTGAGCATCGAAGCTATCAGGCCGTGAATAAATCCTACGTTGCGGCCGAACTGGAACATCGCGCTACCCGGGGCGCCCTTGCCGCCGATGTATCCGCCCACTTTCTCAATGTAGACCACATCCGACTGCGACAGGTAGTTGATCAGCACTTCCCGGACGTCGCCGTCGGTCGACGGCATGGGCTCTAGGGTCACCCGGTTGTTGGCGAAGTGCGCCAGGCCGCCGGACAGGCCGGGGTCGATAGCCAGAATGCGTTTCACTTGGCGTTCCTCCTTAGCCACGCCTTGATCGCCTGCTCGGTGACGGCACCAACCTTCAGGCCTGCAGCCTTGCAGTAGTCTCGGAGCAGTTTGTGGATGTCTGGGTTCACGTTGATGGTCTTGGTTTTACTCATTTGAGATGCTTGCGGACCTTGTTCCAGTAGGCCTCGGTGGCCTGCTTCTTATCGCCAGACGGGCCTCCATTCCATCGACGGGCGAGCTGCTCGGTGCTGGCGCCGCGGCCGTAGTGCTTCAGGTAGGCCTCGCAGACGGCTCGGGCCTGTGCACGGTTGGTCATCGACTCCCAGCGATAGTGGCTGCCGGTGATCCGGTTCACATCAAGCACAACGGCCTTGTGGATCTGCAGCGGCCCGATGGCGCGTCCGTTGTCGCCGATGGCCATGTCGTTGCCGGAGCTTTCGACGATGATCAGGGCGCTGATGAGGTTGGAGATGGTGGTCATGGTTGTTTGGTTCTGATGAATGCCGGCATCCGTTCTTTGCTGCAGGCACCCAGTTGATTGAAATCGTGGTATTCTACGGCTTCCTCATAAGTCATCCCGTCGGACTGCAGCTTGGAGATCACCAGTTCGTAGTCGTACACCGCGAACTGTTCACCGCCGCACCTGGTCGCCACTCCTGCGATGCAGTCATCGAATCCATCCATCAGAAGGATTTCGGAATCGAACTCAGCGACTTGTCTTCTGGTCATCACGTTGAGGAAGTTGCGCGTTGACCAGTCGCGCCCCTGGGCCTGTGTTTCCTCTCAGGCGGAAGGTGTGGCTTAATGGGCGCCACCGGCCCTGAAATCTTCAGCCTGCGATCACGCCAGCCTTGGCCATCAGTCGGCGGTTCTGGGTCGTCTTCGGATAGCTTCCGATGCGGTTGAGTGTCTCGCAGTCGTTCAAACCGCACATAGCACCGCTCTTCATCGCAATGTATCCGTTGAACGGTGAATCGCTCATCATCGAGCCAAACGGGTAGAACTTGTGCAGGAGGTTCAGGTTCTCGCCGACGCTGTTAATGACGTACCAGATCTGGTTGTTCTCGTCGGAGAAGATCGCCACCAGCTTCAACCGCTGATCGCGTTCCATGATGCGGATGGTCTGGCGAGCGTCGGCCTCGTTGTAGCTCAGGTCCATTCCAGTCGCTGCGACGGCTTCGGTCAGGTTGGAGTAGCGGGTGGTGATTTTGATCGTGTTGCTCATGGTGTTGATCTCGTTGACGGGATCAATCTGCACCATCACCCAAACACCTGCAACACAATTTTACTATTTTTCCCTCTTTTTGCAGAAACCCCAATGTTTGCAGGGGTGAAACGAGGGTCACTTTTCCGTGAGCGCGGCGAACTTCAGGAAGAACTCGGCCCTCGGACGGATGTGGATCGTGCCTGTCGAGATACGCCGATAGACGATTGCCTGGCGCTTGGTTTCGGCCAGCCGTAGCTCGGCCTCCGGATGCAGCACCTCGACCTCGATGGCCGGGTTTGCGCGGTTGCGGTAGATCATGGCCAGCTCGTGTAGACCACAGTGCCCTGACCATTGGCGTCCACCAGCTCCACAGCGTTCACGCCCTTGAGCTTGCCGAGTGCAGCTAGGAGCTGCGTGTCGTTGTTGGCGTTGGCAATGCAGGTGGAGACGATGTCGGCGTCGTCGTAGGAGGCAGCCAAGAGATCCTTGGTACGGTCGCGCCAGACGCGCACAACACGGCCGTTGCTGAGGTTCACGCGCCGCATCGACTCGACGCACGGAAAGGTGTGTTTCATTGGGGACTGCAGATTAGGTCAACGTCACGGACTTCCAAGTTGTTCCGTTGTGAATGTGCAGCGTGTTGCTGTTGGTGTTGAAGAACATCGGCACGTTCAATCCGGTGACGTTGGTCGGAGTGCCTGAAGGTCCGCTGCTTGCGGCAGGTATGTACACGAACCCGTCCACCATATTGTTGGCTCCGGTCGGGCCGATAAAGTCGCCGGCATCCTGCACCCAGCTCGCTTCCTTGATAACCTTGCCTGTCGTACCGTCGAAGATGGCAAAGGTGCCGTCGGTGCTGCTGGAAGGCCCAGTGACGTCTCCGCTGCCTGAACCGCTGTTGGCAATGGTGATCGACCCTGCGCCATTGGTAATTGTGATGCCGGTGCCTGCCGTCAGCTTAGCCTTGTTGAGCGTGCCACCCGTGGTGTTGCCAATCAGCAGGTCGCCGTTGGTGAAGCTATTGGTCTGGCCTGTGCCGCCGTTGGTCACTGCCAGCGTACCGGAGACCATCGAACCCAAGGCAATCAGAGGCAGGTCAACGGCCTGAATGGCCGACATCACGTTGTTCGTGCCGTTGCCTCGGAGGTAGGTGCCGTTGGTCGTTGCACCCGCAAGGAAGTCGATTGCCGACTGCGCCGAGGTGCTGCTGGTGCCACCGTTTGCAACCGAGAGCGTACCAGCCAGCGTAATCGTCCCAGACGACGTGATCGGGCCGCCGCTAGTGGTCAGGCCTGTCGTTCCACCGGACACACTCACAGACGTCACCGAAGCCCCCGCGGCAATGCCGTCGAGCTTGGTGGCCTGCGTGGAGGTCATGTAGCCGTTCTGCGTGGTCGTAGCCGGCACCTGACTGATCACCGGAGTGGTGCTGCCGGTAGCCACCGAGATGTTGGCGCCGCCCGAAGCCGAGACGTTGGTCACGGTGCCTGTGTTGCTGGTGTACCCAGCCGGGTTGCTGTTGGGGTAGGCCCCGAGGTTGGTCAGTGCTCCTGCAGCCGTAGTCGCTCCGGTGCCACCGTTGGCCACAGCGAGCGTACCGGCCAGCGTCAGCGTGCCTGTGGTCGTCACAGGGCCGCCCGAGAAGCTCATGCCTGTCGTACCGCCCGAAGCATCCACCGACGTCACAGTGCCGGCAGCAGAGGCCGACAGCGTGGTGCCCGACATCGACAGGCCGGTGCCTAGGCTGATCTCCTGCGTAACCCCAGCACCAGCACCAGCACCGCGGCCAAGCAGTCGGGAGGCAGCAGAGATGTCCTGGATCTTGGCGTAGGTCACAGCGCTGCTGGCGATGGTCTGGGCCGTACCACCGGCAACCTTGGTGACGTCCCCGGTGAACGCGCTGGTCTGGATGCCGCCGGAGCCTGTGAACTCCACACCGCCGCTTACCGCCAATTCCTCAACAACACCCGTTCCTGAGGAATCGCGGCCTAGGATCTTGTCTGTGGCAATCTGCTGCACCTTGGCGAAGGTCACAGCGTTGTTGGCAATAGTGGCCGCAAAGGACCCAGTGCCTGACCCTGTCACATCCCCGGTCAGCGTGATGGTCTGGTCGCCGGTATTGCTGCCAGACAGGTTGCTGCCGGTAACCGTGCCAGAGGCTGCCACCGAAGTCGGAGTGATGGCGCCCAATGACACGGTCAGGTTGGGCGTGGTCGTCGAGTTGGTGACCGTACCGCTCACACCGTTGGCATTGGTAAATCCGAAGGACGTCACCGTGCCGCCGTTCGACGTGTAGCCATTCGGATTCGACGCAGGATAGGCCCCAAGGCTCGTCAAGGCAGCCGCCTCGGTGGTCGCTCCAGTTCCGCCTGCTGACACGGCTACAACCCCTCCTAGCGTGATTGT